TCATTTGAATCAGGAATTGTAGCTGATTCATCACCTGTCCATGTAGTATTAATTGTTACATAGTGTGAACGTAAGTCATTATTTGGGTCTTTACCAAATCCACCTGGAGGACCAATCACTGGTCTTACTGCACCATTTGAACCTGCACCACCTGTTACTGTAACAGTAGCGTGGGTATAACCCGTACCAGCATTAGTTACTAAGATATCTGTGATAGCTCCACCTGATACTACAGCCGTGGCTGCAGCTGATGCACCATCACCTGCAATGGTTAATGTTGGAGCTGATGTATATCCAGTTCCTGCGGTAGTTATTTTAAAATTATATATTGCACCATCAACTGCGTTACTTTGTACACTCCATTGATTAATCAATGCTGCGTCAGAACCTCCAGCTGGTGCTTCTTTAATATGTCTTGATGGTATGAATGATGCTGTTAAAAACTTTGTCACATCAGATGTTGGGATTGTATACATATATTTCCATATATAACCATCTGTTGCTGAGAAATTAATTACACCTGTTGTTTGAACACCACCTGGTGAAACGTCTGGGTTTGTTGTACTTGTTCCTGCTCCAGCTTTCAAACAAAGATAAACGTTATTATTATCTGAAATAACGTGATATACTTTGCCTTCTATGTTGGTGTCTTGGTCATCATATTCTATATATGTAGTACCAGAAACCCATAGGTTCCTTGGTGCACAATGAATAATATCTGTACTAGCAATTTTCTTCATGGCAAACATGTTTTCCCATAAAGTATTATTAGTATAATCATTTTCATATGGGGTTGTTGGAACTGTATCATCAGTCCATGCATTAGGCCGTCCCAAGGCCATATAGAATGTGTTTGATGCAAGACTAGCTAAGAATTTATCTGTTGTATCTAATCTAAATTTGCTAGTTATTATTGCTGCCATGTCTTTTCCTTTATTATGTTATGAAATCACGAGTGAACTTGCTCCACCCAATCCGAATTGTAAACCTATATTGTTATTTATACTATCTTGAAGTGTATAATGAGCAAAATCGCTATTTGGTCCCAAATATCTGAACTTCATGTTCTCCCAATGGTTCCACATACCTATTCTACCGCCACCTGAACCAATATTATAAGTTCCAGTTGTAGTAAATGGAATATGTGTATAGCTCTTTTCTAATAAATGACTATTAAATTGTACTGGACCAACTTGGAATGCACCAATGTTAATATTAATTTTACCTGCTGGTAGTAACCAACCATACGGTGATGGTATACCCGAGGTTAATAATTTAACTAATATTGCAATCTCACCAAAGAACTTAAATCCTGCTGGATGAATTAATCTTGTAAATGCATTTTTCCAATCAGCTACGTTCTTACCAGTCTTAAGAACATATGAGAATTTTTGATAATAGTAAGAGTCTTGTAAATATTTTTTATCTGATAAAAAACCATCATTGGTTAAAAACAAACCCTTAGGATATGTTTTAACCACATCACTATTTGCTAGTGCACTTGTAAATGTTAATTTATATTTAGTAGTACTTGATTCTGAATAGACTGACTCAACGTAATCTGTGGTTGGTGTCTTATATACATTGTTAACAAATACTACATCATCATCAAATAATGCTGGATTACCATCATCATTATTTCCACTAACTACTGTTGGTGTTCCACTAATTGTGAAGGTATTTGATGGTGTATAGTTAGCGTGGGTTGCTATAATATCGGTTGTTTGGTCTGTCCAATCTCCATCTGATGGATTAAGTATATCTATAAATGGAAAATATGTTTCAACCTCATCATCATATATCACCCTAAAAAATGATGTAATAGATTCTGGTGTACCCCTACTTCTATAAAACTCAACAAGCCTTTTATAAAATTTCCTTGGGTCTGTAGCAAAGTCTCTTGGTACCGCAATACCAATCTCATTTTGTAATTCCGTAAGGAGACTATCTTCTATAAAATCAATATCTCTTTGGATATCTATTGCATTAAGATAAAATCCAGATTTATTTGAACGCTCTAAATAAAGAGCATATACCTTAAGAAATGAAACCAAGTCAGGATATAAAGACTGTATATGTTCAGGTATTAAGTCATCTATGTATGATGATATATTATATTTACCTAAAGTTGACATTAGTTACTCACTGTTGTATAGTCAATACCAGCAGTAGTACCACCAGTAGCCATAGTATCTATCTCTCCTGTTATAGTTGCGGTTGAGGTATTAATAGTTAATAGTTCATTCCTTGTAGGTTTAATGTCAGATGAGGCCGGCTTAACAGTCACGTCAATCGTAGTTGACCCTGTTGGTAATGCTGTTGGAGCAAAACTATTTAAAGTAACTGTTCCATTTTCTTCATTAACATCACCAAGGTTTGTACCATATATTGTACCATCTGTTCCTATAATTTGAATAATTCTAGTAGCACTTGAAGTATCATAGTAGTCTTTAAGCCTACATTGTACACCACTAAATGTAAATAGTGTTGAGGTCAAATAAGAACCAAGAGCTGCTGTAGTAGCATCTAAGTCAGTCAATGCTTGATTAAACTTAAGTGTATATTTAGTTGCTATACTAAGAGTAGGTGTAATCTTTTTAGTCATTTTAATACGAGTAATATTAGATAGGATAGCAATATTAGTATCGTCAATCTTCTTAAGAACATTTGAGTCTCTATATACTCCACCAAAACTTCTAAGTGTGTCAGTATTATATGAGATAAGTGTGCTCCTTATATTAGTTGCAAGACCAGATGCTGTAACTGTAGCAAGGTTTGGATTATATTTAAAGTAGACTTCTAAATCAATGTATGTATATTCTGGGTCAACCAGTACGGGTGTGATGGATACAACGTTTTTAGGTTTAAGAATATTTGTTATGATTGTTGTCTTTTGAATATCAGTTAGTACTTCAGCAGATAATGGTTTAATACTTATATAAACCTTACCGTAATCAGGTACGGTATGGTCCTCTCCACCCCATACTTGGACAGCTTCAATGTCGGCAAATTCGTTTTTAATAATAGCTTTATAATCATCAGGGGTAACAGCTCTGTTTTGAGATACGTGGGCAAGAGGAGCATTAAATTTAATTGCTTCTTTAGTTTCTCTTGGTGCACCACCAGTAGCTTTAGTTACAAGTGTGATGGTCTCATCTGTATTACCAGCAATTGTATCGGTTAATGTGAATGTGGTGGCACCATTTACATCAGAGCCTGATGCTATCTTAGCATATTCAATTGTAATAGTGGAACCATTAAGTGGTCTTTTACCAATGATATTATCACCAAACTTAATTTCATAAAAACCATCTCTTCCTTCCTCTAAAAAGAATACTTCGGATGTACCATCTAAGTTTACTACATTAGTATTTAAAGTAAAAACTTTAGATGCAGTAGTTGAAGCTGAATCTGTCACAGTAACTTTAATGGATTTTGTATTTACATTAATATTTGGAATTAAATATGTCTCAAAAGTATTATTTTGGAATGTATATCCTATACTTTCTAATGTCCCTTGCTCAATTTGGATATTAGAGAATAGCCAACCATTAGTTGCATCGTAATTGATGGTAGTGGTTGTTGAATTAAACATTGGATATGTGACACCATCAATGACAGTTTGAAATGTAACGCCCCTATTTATAGTTAATGGTAATGGATTATTATCTGAATCATGGTTCCATAAAGGAGTGGCAGACCCAGTAGCCATTTTACAATTTATAAATGCAGTAGATGGAGCAATAGACCTTGGTGTATATCCTAATAGCTTAGCATGAGATACTACTGAAGTCCGTAACTGAGCTGTGTCAAGGAACGTTTCATTAAGTGCAAAGTTTGCATTCATTGAATTTATATGTGTTACATAACTTAATACATCAATAATGGTATTCATTGCTGAGCCTTCATAGTTATAATCATTGAAGGTCGTATCTGTTGCTTTCATATATGCAACTAGGTTATTTTTTAATTGGTCAAAGTCTAATTCACTTGCCGTAATTCTGCGTTCTATTGCCATTATCGTAATCTCTCTATTGTGGTTGCTATATCTATTATTTCATTACTTGATATAACTCTACCGGTTACTGTTATAAATACTTCGTTTTCATCAGCCTTAGCCTGAATATTTGTATTTAATACTTCTAATCGTGGTTCCCAATTAGCTAAAGCAGTATTAATAGAAGTAGACATATTTGCTGCTGTTATTTGAGTCATATTTTCAAATAGATATGCTCTTAAATTAGCACCAAAATTATAATTAAAAGGTCGTTCACCATAATTTGTTCTTAATATATTTAAGACACTTTGTATTACTGATGCATTATCTTTCTTTATTCCAACGTCATTGGTATTAGGATTTTGCTTAAAAGTAAAATCTAAATCTTTATACGTTTCTTGTCGTGCTATCTGCGCCATATATCTTATTTATACTATTTAGGTGGACCAGTGTCAACAGTTGGTGAATCAAAATCATCATGAACATGGGTATTAACTATAACATCTTCTCTTGATAATTTTAATTCTTTGGTTATATCAACATCACCATCTAATTTTATTAAGCCTTCACTTGTTATTGTAGTAGTACCTTCAGTATTAACAGTTATGTCACCCGTGCTTGTTAAGTTACTTGTACCAGTAACATTTGCATCAAGACTACCTGCTACAGCAATATCTACATCACCACTTACAACAATTTTAACATTACCTCTAACTTCAAGTGTATCATGCCCCATTACTAACTGATAATTATCTCTTACAATAGTTTCATTCTTTGTACCATTTGGATCTATCTCATATCTTGTTCCACTCTTATGTCTTTCTGTTATACGTTCTACTCCTGGAGTATCATCATACTCTTTAACATGACCACTCTCTGTTTCAAATACATTATTATATGGATATACTGGAGCATATGTACTAGGGGGTTGATACAAACCAGTAGGGTCTTCTGTATTTGGGTCTGCTCCAGCTCTTACTCTAATATTATTATCTTCTGTACCATCAGTCTTTGTAGGAAGAGAACCCATCACCATAAACTCTTGTTGTGCTGGATCTTTAAATATACCACAAACTAATGAACCAACTAATAAATTTACTGAATGTCCTACACCACTTTTAGCTGGTGTATTTGCAGGCATCATAACCTCTGACCATGCAAGGTCTTTTTCTTTTATATTATACTCATCACCTTGCCTATTATCATGTGACCCATATACACGAACTCTAACTCTTCCGAGTTTTAAAGGGTCTGTTACATTTTCTACTATTCCAAATAACATTATTCTAAACCCTCTCTTACTAATCCTATATTTTGTGAATATTGCATTATACCATCATCCATAATATACCTATGATTAATATTAGCAATTAAATATGTTCCATCTGTTTTTGTTATTGATACCTGCCCTCCACCCTGTGCAACATTAATAATCATTCCACATCCTACACCAGGAATAGCTACAACATTAGATGCATCTAATGTTGTATTAAATAATCTATACTTCATATTTCTTATTATCTCTTCAGATACTAAACTTTCTGGGTCAAATAATGATTTTTGTGGATAGCTTGTTATTTGTCCAGCTGGTCCATCTGCTTTTTCAATATTACTATATAAATTTTTGCTAAGTTTCATTTTTGTTATTTCAACATCAGTTGTTTCCATTGGTGGAAGAACTTTATTTGTTGTTTCAGAAACATTAACCTCTGTAATTTTTTGTCCCCACATACCACCTGATAATTTTCCTATAAAATTTTTATTATAATCTGGCATAGCAAATGACATGGTAGACCCTATAGTTGATGAAACACCAGTAGTATTATCTAATGTCATCTCATCAGAATGTATTTGAAAATTATCATAATGAGCACTCAAAAATTTATCATTTTGCATAGTATCTATAGATGTAAATCGTGTCATACCTTGATCTATTAATCTTTGATATAAAAACATTGGAGTATTATTTTTATCATGTGCAGTATTTACTACAGTTCTTATAGCATCTCTTGCAGAAATATTAGGTACAATATATTTTCCTTTAGAAGATGTTTCAGAATCAAGTACTAATATAATTTTTTCACCATGAGTTTCTTTCCATAAAGCAGTAAGTATATTATTTGATGTTCCACTATAAGAATTACAAATTCGTGCTGTAGCTTCATTTAAATTATTTATTGAAACTAAATTAACATTATATGATTTACCCTGTTTATTAATAACTTGGTCAGTAACACCATCAAC